AACGATTCTGGATTTCAAGGTGGTAACGATTCTGGATTTCAAGGTGGTACACCAAGGGCTGCTGGAACCGTGGAACATGCATACAATGAGTAATATTATTTTATTATCTCCTCTTTGACAAATTCCAACCCTCTGCCCGTGTGGCTCGGTGTCAACCCTTGCTCCGACAGATACGCTTTGCTATGAAACTTGCTTAGATGGCGGTGTCCTCCATCGCACAGCACGGTCACGACCATCTTTCCCGGGCCGAGCTTCTGCGCAGCCTTGACGGCACCTCATGGCGCGGACATGTTGACGTGCTGTCAGCAGGGTTTCCGTGTCAACCGTTTAGCGTCGCTGGTAGACGTCTGGCTGGCGAGGATGAGCGTGACGGCTGGCCCGATACAGCCCGCCTCATTCGTGAGGTACGACCCAGCATTGCGTGGCTGGAAAACGTCCCAGGCCTTCTTGCTGCCGATGGCGGACGATACTTTGGGCGCATCCTCGGTGACTTGGCCGAGGCAGGGTATGATGCGGTCTGGCGCGTGCTCGGAGCTGCCGACGTCGGCGCTCCCCACCGTCGAGCTCGACTCTGGATCTATGCGTGGCAACCTGTGGCCTACACCGACAGTCAATGGAAACCACAACTGCAAGGGCATAAGCCCCAAAGCCGGGGACGGTCTAGCAACCGCACTGGCGCGCTATCCGACACCAATGGCGAGAGACTGGAAAGATCACGGCAGCCCGAGCGAGCACAATCGCAACACCCCCTCTCTAGCCTCTCGCGCGGGTGGGACGTTGAACCCGACGTGGGTCGAGTGGCTGATGGGGTGGCCTCTCGGCGCGACAGAATTAAAGCCCTCGGCAACGGGCAATGTCCACAATCAATGGTGGCGGCGTTTCTCACGCTGCGCGCCGTTGCCATGCAAGGTCTGTGAGTTCTAGAATCTCAAGCCCGCGCGTCTTGAAGAGCCCAGGTGAGAGCCTGGGCTCTTTTGTGTCCCCGAAGGTTACTTGAAGGCAATCGAAGGCATTTAAAACGTTACCTTCACCACGATCACCCGCGCAGCAGAAGGCTCATCTAGCATTTCCGAAGATTACGAAGGTTCAGATTTGAAAACTCTTTGCGCACATGTGCGCGCGTATGCGTATGCGATAGTTTGTGATTTGAACCTTCGGAACCTTCGGAAATTAGCTAAACCTATGCAACATAAGGTTTTTTTTGCGAAGGCTAAGCAAAAACTTGCCTTCGATTGCCTTCGGTGAACCTTCGGACAATCCAATGTGGTTGCGCTTTATCTTGTGTGACTGTAAAATCATGTAGTAGGAGGTCTTATGGCGAGAGCATCACAGATCCTAGGCGCAGCGTTTGAGCGGCAGGTTGAGCATCAATCCACACTTCCGGTCTGGATTAAGGTCCCGACTGCTCATAAGCGCGCAGGCTCCACATGGCTTGACTATGTGGGTGCTACTTCGCGTGGGCGGTTCGTGACAGCTGACGCCAAGTGGTGCCCCAGTGGCAAGGTTAGCAAGAGCGTGCTATCCTTGGCACAGCAGGGCCACGCTGATAAGGCGCTCAGAGCTAACGCGCTGGTTTACGTCCTGGCGGGCATGATGGTCAAAGATGAGCTGGTGGTCGCGCTGGTGCCGTGGCAGACGTTACGCGAGCGCTCAGTGGCTCTGGCTGATTTTGTGGCGGTCGATTGGTGTGCAGCGATAGAGGCAGATGATGAGCAAGCTCACCCATAAGCAACAGGCGTTTGTTGACGCTTACTGCGGCGTGTCCAAGGGCAATGCCACAGACGCAGCTCGCCGCGCTGGCTATAAGGGGAGTGACGACACGCTAAGGGTGTTAGGTGCTCAGAACATAGCAAAACATAACATCGCCGATGCCATCGCCGCACGAGCTGCGCAGGTCGCCTCGTCACGCATCATGACCATCGAGCAGATGCAAGAGATGCTGTCCGACCTCGCTGCGCAGGCCGCGTCCAATGGTGAGTCTCAGATCGCCATCAACGCGATCAAGGAGCTGGGCAAGATGCGCGGCGCCTACATCGAGCGCAAGGAGATCACGGTTGCGGCGCAGGTAGACACGACCACCAAGGTCGATGTGAGCAAGCTGTCCAAGGAGACGCTGCTAGAGCTCGCGCGGGCTAAGCGTGATGTATGACATCGACATCAACGAGGTCCACGCGGAGCTAGGGCGCCGTGACTTTGAGCACTTTGTGAGGCTCATGCGCCCACAGTACGAGCTCATCTGGTATCACAGCCGCATCTGTCATGAGGTGCAGGCGTGGGAGGAGAGCACGACGCCCTATCACCTCATCCTCTCGATGCCTCCAGGTCACGCCAAGAGCGAGTACGCCAAGCTGGCGATGGCGTGGATCTCGACGCGCGACCGCACCATGCAGTCAATCTATGCGAGCTATGGCCAGGACCTCGCAGACCAGCAGCTGCACGACGTGCAAGCCATCCTCGATGGTGATGAGTACCTGACCTATTACGCCCCCGCGCTCAACAACAAGCGTGCAGTCAACGACGCATCACGCGGCGCTAAGCGCACGGGCAACTACGCGGAGCTCCTTGACGGTGGAGGCTGGATCAAGAGCATCGGTCGTGGCGGTGGCCTGACGGGATTCCGCGTGGATCGCGGCTTTGTCGACGACTTGCTCAAGGATGATGTTGAGGCGCGCTCAGGCACGACGCGCGACGCCGCATGGTCATGGATCACGCGAGTGCTCATGACCCGTAAGAGGCCACGTCGCCCCCTGCGTCTGCTCATCATCGCGACGCGCTGGCACCTCGATGACCCGACAGGGCGCCTGATGCAAGCAATGCCTGACCGCTGCCGCGAGCTGCGCTTTGAGGCGCTGCGCTCTGACATGAGCGATACCGATGACCCACGAGAGGAGGGTGAGGCGCTCTGGCCTGCGGTGGCCACGCGCGAGGCGCTTGAGGAGATGCGCGAGCTTGACCCCTATGGCTTCAAGGCGCTCTATCAGCAACGCCCCGTGCCCGCATCAGGCACGCTCTTTGATGCGACGTGGCTGCATCGCCATGAGGCAGTGCCCGCCTGCCCTGGTCGATGGATACAGTCATGGGATTGTCGCCATGGTGGCAAGGGCGCAGGCTCCAGCTACGCTGTGGGGCAGCTGTGGTTTATCCCAGACCATGAGCAGGTCGCTTATCTGGCTGACCAGGTGCGCGGCAGGTGGAGCCCAGAGGAGACGCTGGAGGTCTTCGACAAGCTCCAGGATGACCCCATCTGGCGCAAGACCTCAGCGCGTCTGATAGAGGAGAAGGCTGACGGCGTGATGCTGCTCAGCCTGCGCGGGCGTGTCTACTCTGGGATGCTGCCGATCAAGCCGACCTCAGATAAGGAAGCGCGCGCGCGTCTGGTGCAGCCCATCCTACGCGCGGGCCAAGTGTCCGTCCCCGTAAGAGCGCCTTGGCTTGCTGACTGGCTTGAGGAGGTGGTAACCTTCCCTGGTGCGCCTAATGATGATCAGGTCGATGCGACCACGCAGCTGCTCACCTATGCCTTTACGCCAGATCACAGAGACAAGACCGAGGCCGCGCGCTCGACGTGGGCCGCTATGATGGGATAACACCATGTCAATCTTTCGCCTCGATGGCCTCAAGAATATCATCACGAGCCTGGGCACACGCCGCAGCCGTAACGCTGGCGTGCAGGTTACCCCGCGCCGATACCTTCAGCTCGATGAGCTTGATGTCCTCCAGCAAGATCCTTTGGCTTGGACGGTCGCGCACGAGCTCCCGAGCGACGCCATCACAGACATTGACATCTCAGGTCTTGACGAGATTGAGGAGGTCACCGCGCTGCTCGATGAGCTGGACTGGCCAGCGGTGCTGCTGGAGGCGTGCACCAAAGCGCGTCACTATGGCGGCGCCGCGATCTGGATGGTGACCGACCCAGAGGAGGACCAGGCCACACCCATGACCACCGTGGGCAGCGTCAAACGCCTCGTGGTTATGGACAGGTTTGAGCTTACGCGAGCGAGCGAGACAGGCGGCGCTTGGGTCGAGACAGACCCATACAGCCCCGACTACCTCAAGCCTATCATCTACCGCTACACCCCCGCGCAGGGGGGCACAGCTGAGACGCTGCGCATCCACGCCTCGCGACTCATCAGGCTCTATGGCGATCCGGTGCCAGCGCGTATTGAGTCGAGCTATGACTATTGGGCAGCCCCTGTGATGGAGGCGGTCTGGCGTGCGCTGACTCAAGAGGCGATGGCGCGCGAGGGGGCGTCAGAGGCGCTCTATGAGGTCGGCGCCAAGAAGATGAGCATCGGCAACCTTCAGGAGATCATCACCAACCCACAGGGCGATGAGCAGCTTTTCAACTACATGACCATGCAGCAGAGCGCGTTTAGTACGCTGCGCGCTTGGATCGTGGGGCCGGGCTTTGACGTGACACCACACACCACCTCGTTTAGTGGCTGGGCTGAGGTGTATGATCGCTTGGCGCAGGCGCTCGCATCAGCTGCGCGTATGCCTGTCACCAAGCTCTTTGGCCAAGCGCCTGGAGGTCTGTCCACCGACGATGCCAGCGCGATGCGCAACTGGTCTGCTCGCGTCGGCAGCTATCAGCGCCATGTCCTCACACCCGCGACTAACCGGCTGCTCAAGGTGATCTTGACCTCCACCGATGGACCCACACGCGGCATCGAGCCGGAGCGATGGATGGTCGGCTGGTCACCGTATGAGATCCCGAGTGAGGCTGAGGAGGCCGCGACGCTTAAGACCAAGAGCGAGGCGCTGGCTATCCTTGTGGCCAACGGCGCGATTAGCCCAGATGAGATGCGCAACAGCGTCAAGGGCATGAGCGTTGAGCTCGATGAGGAGATGCTTGAGCAGCCTCAACCCATCGTTGCAGACGCGGAGAGCTACACCCCGCCGCAAGGGGTGCGCGACAACGCCAAGCGCGCGCTGGAGGTGCGTGAGTCCAAGCCAGAGAGCCAGCGCGGCATGACTGAGGTGGGGCTTGCTCGCGCGCGTGACCTCTCCAACGGGCGCCCTGTGAGCCTTGAGACAATCAAGCGCATGAGCTCATACTTTGAGCGCCACGAGGTGGACAAGCAGGGTGAGAGCTGGGATGAGCAGGGGCCAGGCTGGCAGGCGTGGCAGGGCTGGGGCGGCGATGAGGGGCGCACTTGGGTTAACAGCATCCTGGACGGACTAGATGATTGAGATCCTCGCACTATCACGCCAGCTGACCATGCGGCTGGTGCGCTACCTCAAGCCCGCGTTGGGGATGGGGCAGGGCACACAGCTCGACCTCTTTGGCCCTAATCCGGCATGGCAGGCGCAGCTTAACCCATTCCTCGCGCTGCTCGATGCGCTCATCACCGATGATCAAGCGATGAGTGAAGCATGGCGCGCAGTCCAGCAGCTTGACCGCGTGCAGATGACGCGCTGGCGATCCGTCGCCAAAGAGCTAGCCATTCCCCCAGCGCGCGGCGTCCTTGAGCAGGCTGTGCTTGAGGATAGGGCGCGCGTGCTGGCCAGCTACATCAAGGACATCCCCACCAAGCTCCAAGCTGACGTGGCGGCGCAGGTGCTCAAGGCTCGCGACGAGGGTATGACCACCGTGGACCTGGGCAGGCTGATAGCTGAGCGCACAGGCATCGCGCAGAACCGCGCCGCGCTCATCGCGCGCGACCAGCTGGGCACGCTCAACGGCGAGCTCTCCCAGCGCAGGCAGACCGCTGCGGGCGTGAGCCGGTACAGATGGCAGACCGCACGAGACGAGCGCGTGCGTCCAGCTCACCGCGACCTCCAGGGGCAGGTGTTTAGCTGGGATGCACCGCCTGATATTGGCCACCCCGGCGCACCCATCAATTGCAGGTGCATCGCCATACCGATACTTGACGACTAGTCAACAACAGACTACAAATTATACAGGCGTATAAGAGGTTATACATGGCAGAGCGTTACGACAATCTAGGCAGACTGATGGAGCCCGTCATGACCGACGAGGGCTTTATGCTGGTTGACGCCTACATCACGCGCCCTGGCGTGTTTGAGTACGTCGATGCTGATGGTGCCGTTCGTCGCGAGCTACGCCCCCGCGATGAGGTCTACGCGCTGGAGTCACTGGCAAGCGTGGCGCGCAAACCCACCACGCTTAACCACCCCACCGACGCCGATGGCAACCCCGTCAAGGTCGTGGCCGATAACGCCAAGGTCTACTCGACAGGTCTAGCTAGTGACTCGGTGCAGCGTGATGAGGCTATGGATATGGTCCGCACCACGCTGACCATCCTCGACGCCGACCACATCAGGGCGATCCAGGGCGGCATGCATGAGCAGTCATGCGGCTACTCGTGCGAGATTGACGAGACATCAGGAGAGGATCCTGAGTTTGGACCCTATGACGTGATCCAGCGTCAGATCCGATACAACCACATAGCCACGGTGATGCGCGGTCGCGCAGGCCGTCAAGTCAGGCTGCGCGCCGACGCAGCTCAAATGCTCACCGATGAGGATGATATGAGCACCAAGAAGACGCGCACCGACATGGATGCGCCAGAGGAGCCGATGGCCGATGCGGCAGAGCCCGTCATCGACATGGCCAAGTTTGATGCCTACATGGGCAAGCTGGACGCGTGCATGGCCAAGCTCGATGAGATGATGGCAGCGATGATGCCAGCTGAGGAGCCGGAGGTCGAGCTTGAGCTTGACAAGGCTGACTCCGAGGATGCGCGCATCGCTTGGTTCAACGAGCGCCAGCGCTTGCTTAAGCTCGCCACCAAGGTTGATGGCGCAGACAAGCTCGACAACAAAAAGCTCGCTCGCGAGATCGTCAAGGCGCGCCTTGGCGATAAGATGCGCGCTGATGCCTCTGACGAGTACGTCAAAGCTGCGCTGGACATGCTCGATGGTCAGGTGCTCGTCACCCCCCGTAACACCCCGAGTCAGATCGCACAGGCTGCCGCAGCCTCGCGTGAGGACTCTGACGTTGACCCGCGCGCCGCTTTTGGCGCCAAGCTTAAGAGGAGCGTCTAAGATGCCCTATATCGACTATGAGGAGAATCTTCTCCAAGGCCGCGCGGGTGATGCGTTCGACGGCGCCACCGCCAAAGATGACATCAGCCTGATCAACGCTAGCCCACAGGCTGCGCAGGTCGCCACCGTCACCATCACTGCCCAAAACTCGACGCTGTACACCGTCACCATCAATGGTGTGGCTGTCACCTACACGAGCGATGCCAGCG